TACAACTATGCTGTCATCCGCTACTCGCCCTATATGTAGTCCAATCAGAGGAAATGCGAGTTTTGCACAGCTCAACTCAGATCCTCCAATAATGGGGTAACCACAATCACCTGCTTTTCCTTTTCCATCTTCCAAGATATACACGTTATGCCACTTCATATTCAGTTTATTGGAACAATACTCATGATCAGTATCAAAATAAACCTTCGAGCCAGTCGCATACTGCGTACAAAACAAGCTTCCATCTGTTGTTTGCTCTAAGCGCCCCACATGTTTTATAACCTCCGCTGGTATATCGTCCTTGTTAAACATTCTTTTTACCAAATTTTTGACTGGACATACAATATTGGGTCTTATCCTAACCAACAGCAAATCTCTTCCTTCGGGTTCACTAATTTTAAATTGTTTTTTTGACAATTTAACTCCATTATTTCCATCTGAGGTGAACAATGTTATGTGCAACACTTCATCACCCATGGTATAATGCCGAACTACTGCTAATTGACCAGAGGTCAACCACATTGCTGGACAGTGAAAAATCGTTTTAGTTGTTTCTACTGAGACAAAGCACATGTTCCGTGAAAATATTGTCATTCTATCGTAATCATCTCCTTGAACATCATAGACCTTTTTACCTTTATGAGTACGATACTGCAACTTATTTGGCTTTGCTAAATTACCTTTATGTATAGACTGTTCACAAAAACCACACTCACTGGAAACATCCCATGCTGAATCAACTACAGGCGTCATGCAAGCTGGCAAAATAGCCTTCATCACTGCTGGAATAATTGCATAAACTAACAATAATACTGTAGCCACAACTGCTATTATCCCAACTAATACTAGGGCAATTTTCTTCAGTGCAAACCGAATCTCATAACCGAACAACCTACGCATAAAAGTTTTATCTTCATGCCAACGACACAAACATTCATCTGCTCTCATATTAATTACCATAGGAAAAATTGGTGTCAAAAAAGGCTTCAATGCAGGTTTCAGTCGTCTTATCATACCTCTATTTTCTAATAAAAATCCTGCTATCCATGATCCGCAATTTGCTAAAAAGTCAGCTTTAAACAATCGACACATGAGGTTTTGATTGTACAAACCCCCTGCTTGGAAGTCGATCGGATAAATCCCGACTGTGTCATAACCTGCTACATCATTAAAATCTCTATTTCTCAAAATATCCATAACTTTCTCTGATTTCATAGTATACAGGTACCATTCTTGACACATTCCTAACAACTCAGGTTCCAAATTTATTCGGTTCATTAAGTCACTCATATATTTCACATCGTGGTCATAAATTTTTAAAACGCGCTTTATAATGTGTTTCATAAACGGAGCATCAAAAGGGTCTGTTAATCCGTCCACTTGTTCGAACCATCTATGAATTTCATCAACAAAAAATGATGGATGAATATCATATGATTCGTTCAACTCACTCACTATTTCCTTCAAATAAGGCTCAATAGTACATGGTGTCCCGCACTCGAAGATAAAAATTAAGTGTATTAAAACGCTAGGCAAATCTCTAGTTTCAAAATAGGTCAGAATCAAATCATCACCATTGGTAGTTTTATCATAGTACTCATTTAGACGTTTAATTAAATGTTCTTGATCATCCAAACTAAGTAAATTAAAATACTTCCCGGCAACGCTGGCTGTTACATCCGCACCTAAACCCGTGTACAATTTTAATAATTCTGTCATTCTATATATCGTGGGTCGTTCCCCACTAACCAATTCCTTAACAACCTTGTAAATAAAATGGGCTGTGTCAAAAATCCCTTGCTCATCATATTCAACTCGCATTGGATCTGTCATTATCTCTTCCTCTGACTCTGATGAAATAGACTGTTCTCTACTATTGACACTTGGTGTTATATCAGATGCTAAAAACTCTTCCAAAGTCTCTTTCTTTGAAACTACTAATCTTCCATTTTTCCATTTTTGGTTCATTAATTTTGAGCCTAATGACGGTTCTTCGTGCATGGATACTAAATAATCAACCAATGCATCAACAACATCATAAAATCTACAAAACAAAGGGGCATTCAAATCCTCAGTTTCTTCAAACGTTCGAACTCGAGCTAAAGACAATAATTTATGATACGGGCTAGTAGGTACATTTCCGACTGTGTCCATAATAAAATATTTCCAACATTCATCTAGATTATCGCAAGTCAAATCCAATGTTCCATCTCTCACGCAGCGTAATGGAAAAGACAAGCGTCTTACCACTGCTTCCTTACATGTCAAATGGACATTGTTTAAATCCGAGATGTTAGTTGTAGTTACAACAATCTCACTGCTCATATAACTATTTCCTTTATCATCAATAGCTGCTTGATCAAGTGGACACGTTCCATCATTTACTAAACTCGTTAGCAACATACTTTCTTCAGCTCTGAGTGTAGCATCAGATGACGCAAACAACTCGTCTATCATTAGCACCCATTGATGTTTATAGCCAGTGAAATACTCACTAGTTTTGGCTTTTGAATATATGTGAGCATGATTAAACTCATCTCTATAAGAGGCAATATGAGGATATTTTTCCCGCATTGTTGAATGTACTGCTGATAATATACCTTCCACCGAATTTGTTTTTCCTTGGCCAGGAGCACCCATCAAGTAAACCCATGCTGGCATTTTCCTACCAGTATATATGACTGCATTGGCATATATAGCATTATTAGCTCGCTTTACATTCTCATAAACTCTTTGATAAGCATGACGCACAGTGGGTTCAATATCCTTACAACACGTTAGTCTCAACCATTCTTCCTCCATATCCTTATATAAATTTTGAATATCAGTTATAGTTTGCCTATTTGAAAACATATTCATCTCCACTTTTGGATCATTAAATATGGCTGATGCTCGGTCCATTAAGTTATATGCTACTTCTAATCGATCTTGTATTAAATATTTATTATCTTTAGTAACAATATAAGCTATGCCCATTCCAAAAGTATAAGCATTTCGTGATAGTATTGAAACAACATTGCCGGCAAATCGATGACGACTGAAAAAATCACACAATTTCCTAATGTGTGGTTCTTCCACATGAATGCTTAACATACTCGCCGCCAAACTCACTAGTCCAGATATAAATCCCTCCTCATCACGACCTTGTTCTACGAATTGTTCATGCTTTGAAAATCGATTATTGAACCATTGGCTAACATAATTCATTCCTGGCACATCATGTCCTTGAGTTAATAATTCTATAATTGCTGCTGATACGTTCGAAAACTTCTCTCCCAAGAACAAGTATGCAGATGAGATAATTGATGGTAGCAAAACTAATTGAGCGGCTACCAACGATCCAATTTGGCAGACTTCCATACCGATCTTTGAAAATAATCTCTTAACACTGTCTAAAACATTAGACATTCCATTCCATATGGCTGTACCTGCTTTCAAAAACCCATCTTTTATTGAGGTAACCATGGTCCAAAATAGACCACTAAACCCAGAGGACAAACATTCATACATAAATTCGCTTATAACATCCATAATTTTGTCCTTCAAAAAATCCACCACAGCATTACTCTGTTCCTCAAAATTTATTCTATTAAAGTTATGACATATGGCCTTTCGTAAGTTAGGGCCATATGGGGAAACATTATCTAGGAGCTTCTTTAACAAGGAAAATAAGGGCTTTGGATAACTAAAAGTTTTCCAGTTCCTTAAAAACCAAGTAATATCAGAACCGAATAAATAATTTGCATCATACTCCTTGCCGGTTCTAAAACTGACTGGTACTCCACACGCCATGGCTTTAAATGATGCGATAACATAATCTCTTACTTTCATTTTCGTCGCATCATAAGTTAACCAACCCAATCTATGTAAGTTGGTTAAGGCAACACGAGCTCGATAAACTAATTTCAATCTAGATTGTCCATATTCGGCTACGTGTGCTTCATATTTTTTTGCTGATAATGATACCTGTTCTATCATGGCTAACACATCAACGTACATTTTGTTTTTATTTTTATTATCATTATGCCAGTCAGAAACGACATCTGAATGACATTTTCT